TTGACAACCATCATCCCTAAAACGTAAGGATTTGATAGAGCTTTGACAATGACATCTAAAACAGCCTGCCACGTTGTCAAATCGCTTGTTTTAAGGCCGTAATAGCCCAAGATAGGCAATAACACTGCTACAGCAAAACGGGCTAAAAATGCCTTGTTTTTTGCGTTAAACCGCACTTTCCAATTGAGTTTCATTCTATTTCCCTCCGTAATTTTTTTGAAAATCTTTGAAGTCTTGCTTGAGTTCTCCGATGTCTGTCGATAAATTTTTGATTTGCTCCACCAGCGACATCGTGATTTTCTGCTCTTCTTCGTGCTTACTGAGTCGGATGTCATGACTATCCAAAATCTTGGACTGCATGTCGTTTAAGACTTCCATGGTTGTCAAGCGCTTTTCCATGGCTTCTGCTTTGGATTTGTTGGTAGTGTAGAAGCCGATCAAAGTAAGCCCTACTGGTAAGACTACTGTAATCAGCCAATGCATTAGCTCTTTTTCTCCCAAAAGCTAGCCCTCCGTTTCTTGTTTTTCTTCGCTAGCACCAATTTCGGCTAACTCTACCAACTTGCGGACTTTTTCTCTAAAGCGCTTTGGCACTTGTTCCAGTGTAATCCATCCGAGTTGGACTTGCATTGCAAAATAGTTAATCATCATTGCGATTCCTCCATTTTTAAAATTTTTAATTCTGTTCAATAGGTTCATCTTCTTCACCCTGCAACGTGGAAATGAGTTCATTTACCATGGCTGTGGTTATCTTAATCATTTCCTCAACCTTTTCGTATTGCTCTTTCGACCGAGCTGTTGCAGCGTCAATCTCAGCAATCTTCTTGTCAAAAGTGTTAAACTTCTCATTCTCGGCCCGCATTGGGAAATTTTCCTGATAGATGACTTCCAAGGCCATGTCTTCGAGCTCAGCATTTGACAAGTCTATCTTGTCAGCTGGCAAGATGATTGGATAGGTGGCTCCATCCAAGTTCCCAAGAGTCACCTCAGTTCCTCGAACGCTACCATCTACATTGTAAGCGAGTGTTTTTCTCTGAAATTCTAATCGCATGTTTCTCCTTTCTTAATAAGCCCAAACGATTTGCCCACAATAGCGCTGATTGGCATCTGTGGCCAGTATATGCAAGCCACCATCCGAATTAAGCTGGGCGTTTCTATCCCTGTCTAGAAACGTATGCCATGCCTTAGCGCTCAACATTAGCGCACTAGGCACATACTTGCTCGGAACAGTTACTATATGCTTGTTTCCACCCGTCGGAAAGGTGACGTCATAGCTGACAATCACAAGATTTCCTTGCACCTTCCACTTCACATTGCGGTTAACCGTTGAGGTTGTCCAATCCGTATAGTTTTCGCTACTCAAGTAGATTTGACCGTTGGCTACGATTCTGAGAGCCTTCCGGTTTTCGTTATCCACCCCAAACTGGATATACCCAAAATCAGGGTCTGACAGCCCATTGTGCAAGACAGCCTCAAGATTGTCCGTCAGATTGACCCGCAAGAACCGCAATTCTCCCGACATCAACGCTGCCACAGGCATATCGCTAGCTGTTGATTCTGAGGGTGTCTTTTGGACGGGTGTGCCGTTTACGATTAGCCCATAGTTGTCCATAAAGATGCCAGTCTTATGCGCTGGGTAGTTAAAAGCAGGCACAACCGACCTTCCCGCACCAAAGCTGCGCTGTAGCAAAATTTTACCCGCTGTCACTGAGCCGAGGTTGGCTGTGATAGCTGACAAGCTACCGACACTTAACTTATCAACAGTGATAGACTTGTTTTTTATCATCGGTCCATTGATAAACTGGTCCTTAATTTGCAAGTTGTCGGATGTGATGACATCTTTTACCCATCTATTCCCGATAAATAGGTACTGCTCGCCCGGTTTAATGGCCGAACCATTAGCTGTTAAGTTGCTAGACCCTGTATATTTCCATCTTGACCCTGTGGGTGGATTTGCTGGGATAACCGACTGCAGAAAGGTTGCAGGCACATTTGCCCTATCAACCCACTTGTAACTAGACGCGCTAGCGGACTGCGTAGGGCTGTTTGATGAGTAGTGACCCATATAGCGTTTTGACGTGTCCGTCAAACTAAAACCTGACCCTGTCGCACTGTCTGCGTAAGCCACGTAAAAATAAGCATTCGCACCATTTGACCCTGCAGGGCCACGGTCTCCCTTAGGCCCGTCCGCACCTTTAGCACCAGGCAAGCCCTGAGGTCCATCTGCACCTCTTGGACCTTGTTGCCCTGGATTCCCTTTGTCGCCTTTTGGTCCAATTGGTCCTTGAGCGCCATCCTGACCGTCACTGACATTGGTAAACGTGGTTTCGGCAGTTGCGACCACTTGACCATTGAGGATAGCCTCAACCGTCACGAGTTGCGTGCCATTGACTTGGCTCGCAGACATCGTGTAAGTGCTAGCTGTTTGACTAACATTGCCGATTGTCCACGTAAAAGAGGCTTCAGAAATTGTTTCTAAGCCTCTTTTAAGGGTTGGGGTTATCAGACTATTACCAGCTCCGTTTTTAAACACTGTGCCAGCGCTAGTGGCCAATTCGAGCGTGTAAGGCATCGCTTCTTTAGCCAATTCTTCAACTCGCTTGCGCAAATCATCTGATACTTGGCTCTGCTTACGCTCGTAGTTGGTAAGTGTCGTTTCTATCACTCGACCAGTAATGATATCCTCTGTCATCTCTGATATCCGCCCTTGAACGTATAGAGGCGGGTCATAGTGCTTGTCATCGATCAAGGTCTTAGTGTCACCGATGTCACCATTTACAGAACCCTCAACAGTATAGGTCACTTTAGGCTGGCTGACCTTTTTAAGCTCACTGAGCATATAGCCATACAGCGCCTCCTTTGAGCTGTACTCAGTGCTACCCAAATCATGCACGAGGTAGTTATCTGCCGACCGTCTACCGACCGCTGGAAATCTATCTCTCGTTTGAGGTGCTCTGAGATAAGCTCCGTCCGTAAAATAGAGCAATTTCCCATCGCTATCGTTTACCTTACGATTTAACCCGCTGATAATTAGCCCATCCTTACCGGTCGCAAATACTGCGCTGTAGAGATTTTTAATATCATCCGCATAGTTAATGACTTTCAAATCCTTACCAACCCGCACAGGTTGGCCAGTCGCTACCTTACCAAGATTGCCCTTACGGTAGATGTTGACTACATGCCGATGCAGTGAGTAGTCACTATTTAACTCTGTCACAAATTCCAATTCTGCATCAAAGCTATTAGCTACTGAGTAGAGTCTTGACAGCAAGGTATCTGTCCCGGTCCACTCTAACTTGATAGACTTGTCGGCTACTTCGTTGATGCCAATCGTAAGAGAGTTTTCAGGGTCAAAATTACGGATATACTGAGCCATAGGTAGAGCTCTATCCGTCTTGTATGGGCCTTTCTGCTCGTTGTTGATTTCCAAAACTAGCGAATAAGCCGTTAGTTCGAGCCTGTATCCCTTTTTCTGGACATCCATAATATTGAGCCAGTATGGCTTACCTTTGTACATAAAGGCTAATTTACAGCCTGATTTTACAGTATCAATGTCCTTTGAGTTAAAGCTAAGAGACAGCATACTAGCAGAGCCTGCTAAAAAACGTGTTAGATTAGCAGATTTAAACTTAATACCTGCCTGATTATCGAAAAAACCAACACTGTGACTGTCGGTTGAATCTCTTATCGCAATACGTACGTTTTGCATTAGCTAAACTCCTCCTTGATTTCTGCCGTAGCACTTTTAATAGCCGAAAAACTAGACACTAACAACTGTACCTTGGTCTCGCCCGGTGGTACCTTGATATACTGACTACCTAAAATTTCATCATCTAAGGCAGGTTGGCCATTAACGTAAATTCTGCCCTCTTGACCAACCACGCGCAAAAAACTACCAGCTGGATAGCGATTAGGGATATCTCGCCAATATGGCACCTTGATTTTTGTAAAACTAAAATCATTTAGGTAATGCACAGACACAAGCTGATTGCCTGCGGTGCGACCTTTGTACTGCCCTGTGAAAAACTGGACTTTCTTTGCGACCACATTTTTTATTTTTGGCTCATAAAAAGGGAAATACGAGCCGTACCAAAAGAAGGTAACTTTTTCACCCTCTTTTTTCATGTCAAACATGTTCCGATTCTTTTTCCGCGCCTCGCTACCGTAAGGGTTGCTTAGTCCAGCGTGAGGAGCGAAATTGATTGATTTTACAGGCCGACTACCTCCAGCGCCATCCCCGATCAGGAAATGGACTGTGGCAATGTTGGCAGTCGTGTTTGTTTTCTCGATAGCCATTCCAGCGATAAAATGGTTTTGGTCATCGACCACAGCCAAGCACCATGCCCCAGTCTGGTTAATCAGACCAGTCTCAAAGCAAGCACGAGCCCATATGTACCAATTCTGAGCCGTTTCGGACAACGTTAGCTCTTTGATAGCACCAAACTGAGCACCATTAGCGCTATTTGTAAAGCCACTAGGTAATACACCTAAACGCCCGCCGTCAACCTTATCTGCCGACATGTTAGTAACCGATTTTTTGCTTGTACTTTCGTAAAATACCGTTCCATCAGCCCAGTTGGTAAAGTTTCCAGCCTTGTTGCTTGATAAAATAACGCTCTTCTCAGCAACCACTCCGTCCACTTCCTCTGGTTTACCAAATTGAGCTGCCCCATACTGGTTAGCGATACCAAGGTAGCCGGATTCTTTGGCCAATTCTACCTCATAATTAACATGCACAGCCTTACTGCCATTGTTGACAATTGTAGTTTCCATGATCCCTTGCTCATTTCGAACAAATGGGAATCTCTTCCCATGTTTTGCTTGAGCAGATCCAGAGAGCACCTCAAACTCAAAGACTATATCTGCATTTCTCACGAAGCTTGAAGGTGTGCCTATTTTACTCAAACGTGCCCGATATTCTCTATCAGGTTGGTCAGCTAATTCAAGTACTAGCTCCTCGTCCGTAAAGATTTTGTTTAGCCGGTCAATGGTCGAAAAGACTTGCTCTTTAATGACAGCTTCGACTTGAATCATCTTACTTCCACGAGTTTGAGAGAGAAACTCTTTTCCATCCTCAACATTTTCCTCTGATTGGATAGTGATGTCTGCAACGGGTTGGACCGCTATTTTTGAAATATTGATAATTTCATCAATAGCGATGCCGTTGCATTTTAATTTTTTAAAAACCACTAAGTGCCCCTCCTAAAAATCAAATCAACATTATCCTCAAACGCAAATTTATCGCGCAGTCTCTTCCAAATGTGTCCAATCAACTTATCACTGTCGATATATACATTTCCGTCTTTCGCTTGAATTGCCTTCAAGGTTGACAGGATTTCAAACAGGACAGCCATGATTTCATCGTTGCCAAATCCGCTAGCTTCAGCGATTCCATGACCAACACCAGCAAGGTTTTTGCTGTTTAGTGGCAAGATAGCTTCGTCGCCTGCTTCGCCACCAACCATGGCTCGATTACCATTTATGCCAAACATAGTAGGTCCGGTCATGATACCGCCTTTTGCATAGAAATCAACAGCAAGGCTCGGTATCTTACCTTTTAACAAATCGCCAATCTGCCAGCCAGATGGATTGACAGAAAATCTTGGCATTGGAATTTTAGGCCAAGTGATTTTAAAATCAAAAAATCCTTTAATTTTGTCAATTGCCCTAGAAACGGCGTCCTTAGCTCCATCAATTGCGCCTGAGATAGCATTTTTAATTCCGTCCCAAATTCGGGAAGCAGTACCAGAAATGTCCTCAAAAACACCTGTAACAGTATCTTTTACAGTGTTAAAAATAGTAGATGCCGTATTTACGATGCCGTCCCACAGTCCTGTCAAAAAGGACACAATCCCATTCCATACACTTGACACAGTGCCAGAAATCGCAGACCAAATGCCAGAGTAAAACTCAACCAAGAAATTGAAATATCCTTGCGCAGCGGAAACAATCCCGTTCCACAAGCCACTTAGAAATTCGGTAATAGCAGTCCACGCAGTCTGGACAGATGTAGATATGATATTCCAAGCATTCCCTAGGAAATCAACGAAACCCTGCCAAATCTTTTTCCCAGTTTCTGTTTGCGTGAAGAAGTAAACCAAAGTCGCTACTAAGGCAGTAATAGCGATGATAACGACCATGATTGGATTGGCTGACATCACAGCATTGTATGCGGCTTGAATTGCAATCCCTGCTTTTACCACTCCGTTCTTAATAGCCTCATATGTAGCTATAGCCTTTGAAATGACTAAGTAAGTGCCAAGAGCAGTCGTAATCGCAACGACAGCTGTTTTCAAAGCATCAACTTCTGGACCACCTTTTTGCACCCAGTCGATAAACTCACCGATTTTTTCAGAAGCTTCAGAAAAGAGGTCTACCGCAGTTTCAAAAGCTGTTTTAACCGTGTCACCAATTTCAGTTGCCGTTGTGATGATAGTTTCTGCAGTTCCAGGGTCCATACCCATTTTGGTCAGCAAGTCAATGTTGTCTTTCTCGCTCATTGAGCCAAAAAGGACGTCGAAAACTGAGCTAACTGTCGCAAAAGCTAAGTTTAAACCCTCGGTCAAACCAGAAAAGCTACCCTCTGGCACCTTGAACACTTTTTCTAAAAAGGTTACAAATGCTTCCGAAACTTGAGGCAACACCTCATCAAATAAGATGATAAATAGGTCAGGCAGAGTGGAGCCTAATGCGCTAATCAGTTCGGTTGCTCCAGTAATGAGCCCTGGAAGCAGAGCACTGAGAATTTCTGGTAAGTACCCTGCTAAGGTTTGAATGACTTGGGATAGACCCTGTATCAACCTAGGCAATGCCTCTACCAATCTCGGTACGATGTTTCCAAGAGCAATCCCAATTGATTCGGTTAAACCATTAACCAATTCCCCGAAATCTTGGTCAGGGTCAGCCATACCTGTCAGGAAATTTTCCCATGCAGCTTTTACCATGCCGACAGAACCAGAGATGGTGGATGCCGCTTCCTTGGAAGTTGTCCCAGCAATACCCATTTCTTCCTGCATGACATGGATAGCCTCAGTCACATCAGCAAATGACGAAATGTCATACTTGATACCGCTGATTTTCTCAGCATCATCAAGCAACCGTTGCATCTCTTCCTTGGTACCACCATAGCCGAGTTTGAGGTTATCCAGCATGGTATAGTTTTGCTTAGCAAAACCTTGGTATGCGTTTTGGATAGATTCCATCGAGGAGCCCATCTTATTCGCATTGTCGGCCATGTCAATGATAGCTTGGTCAGCTAATTTGGCAGCTTTTACCGTATCACCACCGACCGACTGGATAAGAGACGCAGAAAACGATGTCGCGGTTTCCATGTACTGATTAGCAGATAGACCAGCTGTCTTGTAAGCTATTTTAGACTTACTCAGCAAGTCCTCTTGTGCGCTCATCAGATTTTCGTACTCTGCGGAAGCCTCGTCTACACTCTTTCCGACAGATTGGGCATATTCTTCAAGAGATTTTCCACCCGCTCCAAAGAGGGTCTCAATACCACCAACTAACTGCTCGTATTCTGCATAGTGCTTAGTGGCAGCACCCGTCAAGCCTGCTAGGGCTGTTACACCAACAGCCAGACCAGTGGCCATGATTTTACCCGCTTTAACAGCTACTTGACCTATTTTTCCAAAGACTGCAGAGAGTTTTCCATGTGCACGTTCGGCTTTTCCTGTTGTTTCGTCAATAGCTTGGTTGGCTTCCTTGTTGTGGATTCCTATTTTTCCAAACAGCTCAAAAATGTTCATGTTCTACCCTCCTCCCTTTGGTAACTGCAGGATAGATTCGGCTAAAGCAATAGCCTCTCTATCTTTTTCTTTAGTTTGCCTTCGCTCTTCTTGCTTTTTGATATAGCTTTTCTTTGAGTATTTTTTAATAAAATCAGACAAGGACATATCCACTTCTTTGGATTTCCAAATTTCGGTTAATTCTTCCCTGTCCTGCTCATCCAGCAGGTACATAAAAAAATCCAAAGACTCGCTGAGGGTTTGAGTCTCTAGCAAAATCTTTGGATTTCCGTACCGTTTGAAAAGCATATCTTTTAGCTTGTTGACATCTAACCCAACAGCGAAGCAATAGATTGGAAAAAATCCTTGAGTTCCGCCTTTTTACCAAAATCAACCAAGAGATTTGTGTAATCAAGCATGCTCAAAGATTCGATTTCCTTTTGGCTCGTATCTGTCAAGTCAGCCAGAAACTTGTTAATGTCAGCTTTCGCATCGTTAACATGACGAAGGATTGCAAAACCGATGTCTGTCACTAATGCCATGCCACGTTTTTGATAAGCAAGATTAGCAGCTTCTTGCTCTTTTTTGGTCAGCTTCTTCTTTTTGTGATCAGATAAGGAAATGACATCCTTATCATTTCCATACTGTCGTTCAATCAATGAGACCACTTCTTCCTTGATGTCTAATTTACCAATGATGCCTAACATCGTGAAGATGTCTCCACCATTCAGTTCGCGCATTTCCAATTTTTCAGCCATGTGTTCCTCCTAGTTAAGCGATGTTAAGCGATGTTCGGGAAATAGATACGACAAGGCAATTCCAAACTTTCTACCTGTCCCTCTCCTGCGTGTGCCTCAAAGGTCATGGGAATCACAGCCTCATCATTATCCTTGGTCTCAAAATCAAGACCAGATGTACACAATGCATTGTCAATGATGATGATAATAGGGTCATCTGTTCCAGACATCGTGCCTACGATTCCTAGATTCTTGATGTAGTCCTTGTTCTCAAGCTTCGATTTTCCAGTGATTACCTTGTAACCAGTTGGGGCTGTTTCGCCGTCAGCGTCGTCTATCTCACCATTGATAGACAGTCGGATGTTTTCCGCAGTCAATTCCTTCACATTGACTTCTAACTTAGCGCTTTGGCTCTCTAGCAATTTCTGACCAACAGCAGGAGTAAACACTCCGTCAACTTCGACCATGCGATAATTTTGCTCAACAGTGACCTTATTACCGCCTGCAGTGGCGCCCAAAAGTTCACCTTCCCACTGGCCTTTGCTACCTTCACCGCCGGTCTTATTCCAAGTTAAATTCTTGTAAACAGCCCCAGCGTTAATAAGGTAATGCTTCGGTGTGCTAGCAGTATAGCCAGTACGTTTTACAGCAGTTTTTGCCATTTATTTTCTCCAATCTATTTTTATGTAAAAACGCAAATTCCGTCGTTGCAAGTCGTCCAAATTCGTTGGCACAGTCTGCATCGACTGGAATTGTGTGCGTATGTAGCAATCTTCCAGCATTTGGTCAAAATGCCTCAAGTGCATCTTGATGCTCTCGGATAATGTTTCGATTTCGACCTGGTCTAGACCCTTGTTGCAAAAGACGTCCACATCTAAGTAACAACCATCTGCATATCGGTCTATATTGGTTAAGCTCGTCGAAAAAACCACATAAGGATAGCTGATTTTCTTGGCAGAGTTCTTCATGTAGTAACTCTCAACGTGGACACTCTTCAACTCTTTCAAAATAGTTTTAATAACTTGTTTCATCTATCCTCCTAACTCGCTCAAACAGTCTGCCAAAATAGCTCGTATTGCTTTCTGGTTTTGCCTAAATGCATTTCGTAGGTAAGGTTGCGGAGGCATTCCATACGTAAAATGCACTTCACCGGTTGCATCCCTATACACCCAGCCACCTCTACGACCATTGCCATTCTCTGCAAATTCACCGGTCCCAAATTCAACGTAGATAGCATATTCGCAGTTCGTACCAACATAGGCTACCAGTTCGCTCTCATTGACCTTGTATCCGATACTGTCACGTAAGCCTCCGGTTTCTCCGACAGGTGCCAAAAGCACTGCCTGACCTTCGACCATCATAGCAGCTTGAATGAGTCCTTTAATCGCTTTTAACTCAAGGGCTTTCTTAACAGCTTCTGAATTATCGACAAACTTCATCAATGAGCCCCTTTGACATAGATTTCCAAGTGATGTCCAAGGTTTACTGGGTCATCAACATAAGTCACTTCATAGGTCTTTCCGTTTACCTCAATCTTATCTTCGATTTCAGCGTTGACTGTCATGTCTTTGGTCAAGATGACATGGGTACTGTCTTCCAAGTAAGCAAGCTTATCCGTAGACTCACTGCCATCCAGCATATCCATGTAGCCAGTAAACACAGCTACTCGCTTATGTTCAAAGATTTCTTGGCCTAGTTCATTTTCGCCGACTGCAGTCGGCTTAAAAAGATAAAACGCCAGCATCATGACCACCTCAGTTTTCGGTACTTGTCCAAAAAACCAAGCAGGCTGACTGGATATCCTTCCGAACTTTCGGCAGCCGTCACATCGTAATAGGTTACTGACCAACGGGCTACGGTTTCGGATTTGATACCAGCTTTATCTCGCATTTTGGCATCGTAAGCAATTAACTTCTTGACACCGGCCAACACATCCGCAGGATAGCTCACTTTCGTCGCTATGGCTCCTGAATTGGCTTCTGCGATAAAATCACCACTGATTGATATTCCGTCATCAGAGACGCTCTCAACAACGTATAGACCGTCATTGTAATCCGTTCCGTTGATTTCGATTGTGTCGCCTGCTTTAAAAATATCTATCCGACCACTGTTTGCTTTGATTTTGCTTCCTGATAGCTGTAAGCCACGGATGCGGAATTTCATCAGCTGGAAATTGTTATTGGTCAACTTTCGGACCATAGTTTCCAAACCGTCGCAGGTCTCTTGCGTTGCGTTGGAATCTAGTTTCAAAGCTTCATCTAGGCTAATAATCATACATACCCCCTAAATTAAAAAGGAGAGCAGATGACTACTCTCCTAGTTTTGATGCTTCTAAAATTTCAAGCAAGATTTCAGTCTTAGCTTTCTTTGCGTACTCAATGCCAAGTGCATCCAACTGGGCTTTGATTTCTTCACGAGATAAGGTAGTTGACTCTTGTGGGTTTTTCGTAGTTTCAACCACCTTATCTGGCAGTTCAGTCAACTTACGAATCAACCTCATGCCTTTAGCATTGTTAGTCGAGGAAAGTTCTGCAATACGTTCTTCTGATGGCACGTACCCATTTCGAGGATAGATGCTATACTCAGGATAGGTCACGAGGTCATCTTGACCGTCAGTAAATCCCTCGATGACAACATATTTATCCATGCTGTGCTCCTTTTCTTAAACTGTATCTGGATTTACCAATTTGTGCTTAATTGCAACAATTGGAATGTTCTTGTCTTCGTAGACTTTTTCCCAGTTGCCAGCTGTCGCAAGCTCCTCATTTGATGGTGTAGCGCCTTCTACTGATGTATCAGTCCATTTAATTCCATATGGATGCATGACCAATGCGCGGCGCGTAAAGATGCGGTCGTTACCTGCAGCAGCTTGTCGGTCAGTTTCAAATGTGGTTAATTCTTTAGGTGTACCCGTGTTGCGACCGAATGCACCGCTACCTAGCAAGTAGGTTGTGTACACGTCGCCTGCAGGAGCAACACTGTCGTCGCGCAAAACAACATAACCCAAATAAGTTGGGATAGCCTCTCCACCTTCTGACGGCTTGATAAATTCAATCAAGTCATCTTTTTGCAACTTAGTATAGACCGCAGAATGCATCGCAATCATTTTGAGCTTGTCAGCAGCATCCCCAAGCAATTGTTTTGCATCCAGGACTGTTTCAGCCGTGATTGCTTTCTTCTTAGCTCCAGTAATATCTAGTGTATGTGAGCTTGCTAATGGTGCTCCGCTAGCAAACAGACCTTTTAGGACTGATAGCAACACTTTTTGTTCTTGACGCATCCAGTAAGCGCCGATACGGTCTAAGATAGCACGCATTGGGTCATCGCCTGAAAATACAGCTGCCAACTCATTAACAGACCATCCACGACCACGGTAGAGGACCGCTGCCACATCTTTTCCAGCTGTGATTTTGCCTGTACCCAATTCTGCAGAATCTGACAAGACTTCGTCATCTCCTCCTAAATCATTCCAAAACGGCATGTTGACCAATTTACCGCCCGCTGTAATCATTGCTTCAACACGAGGGTCGGCAACTGCTACGCCTGACTGAATCAAAATAGAATTTTCTTGCGAATACTGTTGCATATAAGCGTTGAATACTTCGGGGGTGATAACATCTTTAATTTTAGTAATATCTACTGTCATTTGTAACTCCTATTATTTTTTTGTTAATAAATCAGTTAAGTTAACTGATTTGTCTGCAATCGCTGATGCGATGTTGTGATTCTTAGTGCGTTGCCCATTCGGCAAATCTGCACTGTCTAGCGATTTAAAACCGCTGTTGTCTTCTGGGTCTGTTGATTGAAAGAATGCTGGAAGGTTCGTTTGCAAGTCCTTGATTTTGTTTTCAAGGTCCTTAATTTCCCCTTTTTCGTCCACTTCAACATCACCTAGCTTGTACATCAGGTAGTCAACATCCGTAGCTTTTGCTTTGGTCAACGCATCCTTAATCGTCTGCTGTTTGGCTGACTCTTTAGCTTGCTCTTCCAGCTGTGTGACCTTATCCTTGTACATTTTCAGCTCATTCTGCAGTTCTTCATTGTCCTTGTTTGTTTTCTTCAAGGTGTCAAGCGTGCTGTTAGCTGCTTTGAGTTTTTCAGCCTGTTCATTATAGACATCTTTCGGGACAGCATGCTTTGGAAACTCTTCTTTGATTGCGTTCATGACCGCATCAATATCTGTTTTTCCATCTGCAGTATGTTTCTCAATAAGTTCTTTTAACCAATCCATTATTGGTTACCTCCATAGATTTTTTATGCTGGCTCTCCCAGCAGGGAGTGTCTGCGATATGCCACACAGACTTGGCATGCCTAGTTTTCTGTCATTCGACAGGACGCAAAAGAAAACTGGTCATTTTCGGCCAGTTTAGAGTAATTTACAGTTGTTTATAGCAGTCTTTCCTGCTGTCAAGATGAGTGATCACCTCCTAGACTACTTGCTCATAAGTTTGCTCAAAGATGTCAGGTTTACAAGGGTAAAACTCTCCTTGAACACCTTTGATGATAAAATCACCTTCAATGGCAGTCATCACACCTTCCAAGGTATGGATTTTTAGAACTGGCATTGAGGGCACTGAGTAATCAACATTTACAGGCTCTAAGCCAAATTTTGATAACTCAGCCAATGTTTCTGGGTTATCGTAAAACTGTACAGCTTCAATCTCAACTGGTTTCTTGCGATAGTGCATATGTCACCTCACTTTCTACTAAAAAAGACTTCTTAGAAGCCTTATCAGCTGCTTTCTTCTCAATTTTGTCAAACCTCGAATTAGTAGCCTGAGCATTTCGCTCGATAATGTTCCACAGTTGATTGTTTTGACTGATTAAAAAATCAATGTGCATTTCCAAACTTTCGATACGATTTTCAAGCTCGCGCTTACGTTTCTTCTTGATACGTTTGTTCATGATTTCCTCCTGTTTTTGGTACAAAAAAAGCACCTCGAAGGTGCTGCATCGTTCAATTAGTAATCGCCCCAGGTTGAGCGAGTGCGTTGGTATTCTTCACGCCATTTCAAATACTCATCGCGGGCTTCGATAGCTTCTTGAGGAGCTTCTGGAACTAATTCCATTGTTTCATACTCATAAGGAATTAAATAAGAACGAAACTTTTGCTTTAGTTTTGTCCCTTTGGTCATAACCATTTCCATTTTACCACTCCTCCTTTTCCAAGAATCTAATAATTTCAGTCGCTTTTGAGTGTTTTTTTAATTGATATAGTGTATTGCTTTCAGAAATTATCTCATTAGTTGACGAGAGATATTTCAAGCTATCTTCAAGATGTTCTTGAGCATATCCGCTTATATCTTTACTGATATTATAGTCTTTACCGCTGATAAAATCAAGAAATTTCTCATTGAATCTGCGTTTTGATTCTGCATAAGTAATACCATTTGTTCTGGCGTGGTGCTCAACGTGCATATAGTGCTTATAATGACCTAGCTCATGAACCAAAGGTCCTCTCGCATCGTTATCAATCGCAAAGAATTTTCCGATATTGCCATCTTTCAGCCATTTTTTATTTGCTGTCTTAAGTTTTAGGATTATAGCTTTATCATTTGCTTTAGTCGCATCCAAAAAGACTGTATTAGTCCCTGGATCATAAGCCCCAAAGCTATGTTTCTTGCCAACATCCTTTGCGCTATCATAAAGTACAAATCTAGGTGATGGACTACCTTTTGGCACATTGATTTTTTGCATAGCTTCGTCAATTTGACGCTCATAATACGAAAATGCCTTGCGTCCTGAACCAAGACTGTCCGAAACATAAAGGTCGTGCTTCGAATTAAGGACTTTTCTCCCTCTGAACGAAACCTCATCACCCTTAATTGTTTCTCGTTTTCCTTTCTGTGGGCTGACTAACTTATCCGATTTTAGATAATCCGCATCACTTCCAACTGAAAACTGTCGCCGGTCAATTGCTTTTTCCCACTCTCGATAGTTTTTGTATGCCACAATTTCCCCAGTCTCATTGTCGCGTCTTAGAAGTGGTGTATCATCCCCTTTTAAGCGCGAAATGGTCCGGCATCTGCAGTTTACATCTTCGCTAGCAAAACCAAACATGTGCGGTTGCTTCGCTTTTAAGCCGTTGATTTCAAAATAATCATCTGGCTTTACTCTGACCCCGTCCAATTCAGCGTGATTGTGCCTTGTGCGACCGTCCAGAGTAGCTACCCACATCTTGTCAAACTCAATACCAAGTCTTTCTGCTTCCATTTGCGATTTCTGCCTTGCAACAGCTTGTACTCGGCCAGCTTCTGTCCTGGTAATCATCATGGCGCGACGATAAGAGCTGTAGCCCTGCTCTGCCAATCTAGCCGATGCCTGGGCGTAACTAGCACCGTGCAGAAAAATACGGTTAAGGTCGTCCTTGATGTTGTTTTTCAATCGTTCGACAACCCCATCGTCCAGTCGTTCTGACAGTTTGAAGTTAGCAACCGGTGTCTCAATGATGGTTTTCAGTTCATCTTCCTTGAGCATGGCAAAGTTAATACCAGTATGGCTATTTTCAAACTCGTAAAACAGCTCATTGTAAGCAACTTTTCCTGTATCGATTAAATGGCCCGTAATTTCGCTTTTAAGCCCTTTTTTCAACTTATCGACTGATTGGTCCAGTTGCTCCAAAAGCGTGCTCATTTGGCTTAATTTCAGCCTCTGGGAAGATGTTAAATCATCTAGTCGTTGGTAATCGACTAACAATGACTTCTTCAAGTCCTTAATCGTATCAATGTAGAGTCCGTAGAGTCGTCTATCCGTCGCTTTGTCCGCTTTCGTTAGCAGACTCTCTATTTCCTTCTGGAACTTGTTCAGCTCCGCCATCGTCTACCTCCGTCGCTTGATTAAAATCAGCTTGATACCCCTGCTCTTCCAGAGCTTTCTCAACTTCGTCTGGGTCAACTTCCAAGATACCTGCAAGTAATTCCAGAACTGTTCGGTCATCAAGCCGAGGTGCAGCAGTCATGACATTGTTAATCAAAACTTGATTCGTCTCAGCTTCTGTTTTGGCAATCGCTGCGTTGTCCGTTTCGTTGGCCATGACATCTCTAATCATTGTGATTTCAATTTCAGCTGCATCATAGGCCTTACCGTGCAATTCGTTGATGTTTTCCACGATCAGCTGCAACATGTCTTTAATGACTGCACGCAGACGAACCTCAATCTTGTTGCATTTTAGGTCAAGTAAACTGTAGCGTGATTTGATGACCACATTTGTGATGTTTCCATCTCCTGTTTGTGAACTGTCAAAGCCCATGCCAAACTTGTAGATAGCTTCCTTGTCAATTGCTAGCTTAGCTTTGCGAGCTTCAACTGGGATGTTAGTAGTGATGACGTCAATTCCGCCCTTTTCACCGACTCCAACAGTCTTCTTGGTTTTAAGATTGGTTACTAGAGCATTTAGGTCGTCGCCCTCGTACCCGCGAACGGCATAGATTGGATGGTCGAAATCAATCAAATTATTAGACAGCGCACAGGCCATCATGTCGTAGTCGTCGATAAGGTCCTTAATCGGCTTTAGGTCATTGGTTTTACTGCGGTTGTTTTGCAGACAGATAAACGGTACACGACCATAGCCCTTACCTAACTTAGATTTACCTTTTTTTGCGATGATATGTGGCAATGGGTTAATCTCTACCGAAACATCCAATTGGACATCACTGTCTGTTTGGACGAAGTAAAAAACTTCTTCCTTAGTCCACAATTGGATTTTAGTAACAGTCTTAATCTGGTTGTCTATTAGGATGTCATCGTCGTAGTAATAGATCAATTTGTCAATGCCGTAAAAACTATCGTAAATTGGGATGATTTTAAATGCATCAGCAGTTTTGAAATAGATACGACCATCTGCAGTCAATTTCCAAAACGCATATTCAACAGCTTTCTGACTCGCACCTTCGACCAATTCCTGCAACATGAGCTGAAAATCTTCGTTGATGTATTCATCCAAATAGGCTTGTAGACCTTCTTGCTCAGTCGTGACCTCAATTGGATTAGACAGTAGGTACTGTACCTTCTGATCTACTAGCTCGGTAAAATACTGATGAGCTATCCGTGTGTTGCTTCTATATTTTTCTTCGACGATTTCACCCTCGTTGTTAAAGTAAAACAATCGATAGTCTTCAATGTCATGCCTACCCTCATAGTAGTTGATTCCGACTCGCATATCTTTTTTCAAATCGCTAGCACGGTCATTTGCGACCAATCGTTTGACTTCCGTTGCTAGCGTTAACACATTATCTGTTTGTAACATTTTTCCTCCTAAAACAGCCAACCACTGCTTTCTGCACATTGTAGGCCATATCTCAGTGCATCCATAAGGTGATTATTTTTATCTTCAGGCTTGTTCAGCCATTTACCTTCCTTGTCCTGCTGGTAGCAGTATGAGTAAAATTCGTCCATGATATGCGTGCAGCTGGGATGTACTGTAATCTGGTACCCTTGCAATTTAGACACGCCAGCCATGATACTGTCTTTACCTTTTCGACTAGCCTTAATCCTGCGGATACCGTACTCAGATTTCAATTCTTCAATCAACCGAGCCTCTGCACAGTCTGCGATGATTTGACTACTAGCATATCCTTTATCAGATATCATCTTTGCGATATCCTTTGTAAACAGCCCGACTTGATAATGCTCATCAAAGACATAGATGTTCTTGCTCTGGTCATCTATGAGATAAGCTACCAGAGCTGTCGGGTCATGAGTAAAACCAAAGTCAAGACCAACGCATAGCTTGTAATTCCCAGATCGGAATAGCTCCTCTTTGTCAAACTCATCGACCTGTACATTTTCGTAGACTAGCCCTTCAGCTACTCCCCACTCTCCGTCGCAGACAATTCTAGCCCGTCGTGGATTAGTGACATATAGGTCCTCGTATCGCTTGATATCGACCTCGTCCAGCCATTCGTTGCATCTAAAAGTAGTTGTCAAGGCCAGAGTGTCTGACCTGCGTGTATTATCATCAAAAAAGACACGTTTGAGCCAATGGCGTTCATTCCACGGATTAAACGTGACCGTGATCTGTTTATAAAAATCAGGCACGTCCAATGTTCCACGGATTGATTCCACTACAGTCGAGAACTTATCTTCGTTCTCAATCTGGTACGCTTCTTCAAACCATGCCCAACTTAGTATGCCAACATCAACTGTAATTGATGTTATTTTCAACTCATCATCCAGACCTCGAAAAAGAATTTTCTGACCGGTTGACTTTAGCGTAATTTCCGGCAGACTTTCGTTGAATTTGAACAAGTGACTAACTTTAAGCTGATTACAAGCCCACTTAAAATCTGTATAAGTTGATTGCTTGTTAGTGTTCGAATAGCGACGGACGACAAGTAAATTGGCCCACGAGTACTTTAGCAACCGTGTAACAAAGTTCAAAGCAGTTGTTTTTGATTTCTTTGAGCCTCGACTACCTTTGACAACTCGGTAGAAATTTGTAGACCGCCAAAAATGACCGTAGCCCTTCCCGACAATCTTAGGCAAATCAACGTTAATCTGGGATGTCTGCTTCATTGGCAAATATCACCGTCCCTTGCACTTCAGCTTCTACTTTTTCCGTCCACAGCCTATGTCGTTTACCAATCAACTCAGCAGCCTTAATTCTGTCCTTGGCTCCGACGTCGATGTCAATGACAGTTTGGCCAAGCTCCCCCATGCTACACAGGGTCTGTTCTTGTTTTTCGCCACGCATGACGGAAGTGAGGAACTCAAGGACTTCCTGCTGGTCAGCTACCTTCTCGGATTTCAATTCTTCGAGTCGTTTATCAATATAGGATTTGATAACAGGTTTTAACAAGTTTTCGCTTCCGACTTGCTGAGCCGAACGCTTAGCATACCCTGCCTTAATTGCTGCTTCCGTCGCATTTCCACAGATGATGTACTCATCTGCAAAACGCTGTTGTTTTAGTGTTAACTTGCTCAATTTTCTACCACCTTTCGTGAAAATTAAAAAGCCACACGATTGTGTGACCTTGGTTATTTAACGGGAACAGCAGGATTCGAACCTGCAACAAAACGTAATCTGTGACCTAGGACTCTCAACAGATACGGGTTGCCCTCTCTATGTATTCCCACAGATGACATCCATAGATATCGCACGCAACATCCGATGGCCTCAGCTTTATGCCTCTTTTTACAGGATCGTCTCCTGAAGGTATATCATCATAACCTTAACAAAAAGATACCGAGTTCGATTTTCATTAGGAGACTGGCAGTCTATCGTTGGCACTTGACTGAAACTTAAACATGTATCTCTTCTCGGTATCCGATACTACCATTTTATCAGCTTTAAACGACTATTTACTAGCAACTTACTTGCAAATATCTCCCAAATGTTTTCTAAAGACTAATAATTCTCCGCCCCTATAGTTTTCAGCAAATTCTATCGCTCCCCTCTCCAACATCCGATAGAACTCGCTTTCGGAATACCCAAGGTCAGTGTAGATTGCTTTATCCTGTTTGATGTGCCATTTACAGTATTTTTCAATGATGACCTGTCTTACATAAGGGTCAATAATACGGTTTATAGCCTTGTAGATTGCTTCCATTTCGTCGCACGCAGTTACTCTCTGCGTTACTTGGTTTTCAGTAGCTTTACTTGTAAATCCTCCAGATTTTGGCTCAAAGGAGTATGTCGCAGTTATTTTCGGATTATATTCCTCACCAGCCATACGAGCGTAACGACGGTACAAACTCAAAACTTCATAGGCATTTCGTTTGGTAAAAGTTTTATCAATTTCCTTAAATATTCGCACTCTCTGTCTCCTTTTATGATATAATAATACTGCTATATATTATTGTCCGAGGCGGAGTGCCTTGGCTTTTTTTATTTCCAACGAATTACATTGGTTTCCTGTTTAAGCTTATCTTCATCAATCTTTCGTTGTGCAATTAAAGATTCTACTTGTTTTTCTAAGCACTTGCTACGTTTCATCCAATAGTCGCGCTCTTTCTTTAATATCCTCACTGTATCATTGGATTTCATGCTATTTATTTCAACTCCTCCGGTATATCATCCCCAACCTGCACGCTGTCGTAAACTTCCTTAGTTACTAGAAACTTACCGTAAATCCCGCAATCCAGCGTGTGCTTACCATCAACTATTGCCTTGCCTGTGACCTTACCAATCATCGCTGCACCAGCATTATCAACTTGATAGATGATGACTGGTTGTCTGGATTCTAGTTCAATTATCCTGTTGTTCATCTTTGCCAAAGCCAGGGTGAGTGCCCAGAATAGACATAAAATTACAATTAGTATTATCTTTTTCATTCAACTTCCTCCAAAAATTCCGGGTTCTCATAGATGTTGCCGATGATTTCGTTCGAGAAAATTTCTGAAAACAATTCTGAACCGCGCTCAGTTTTGTCATCACAAACCATGTATCGCCCTTCTAACATTCTCACAACACCTTGGCAGTCCGGAAAGTCAATAGGATGTTCGCATGTTACTCTGACAACATCCCCCTCGAAAATTTCCTTGCCATTTACATCAAACAGCCCTGTGGATTGCATGAGGGCTGCACCACGTACACGCCTACCAGCCTTATTGCCCTCGTCCAACGTCACGTACAATCCGCGACTGGTCCAGATTACAGCTTTAACTCCATACATCTTACCTTCGTAAAATGCTCTATATCTCTGTATCATTTTCT